ACAACTTAGATATTAATAAGCAATTTGGGTATAAAGCTTCTTCATTTAAATACGATGGTCCTGCTAAAACTAAGTATGCTTATAAAAAAGCATATAATGAAGCTGTTGAAAACAATGCATCACAGGAAGAACTAAATGATATATATGAAAATTATAAAGAAGAGTATGACGAAAGATACAATGATTTTTACTTAGACTATATATCTGCAAGAGATGTTTTTGGTGTAGATGTCGGCAAATTAGCTAAGACAATGACTGATATAGGAGTTAGCAAATCCAAAATAAGACAAATAGCATATGGTAACTTGCCTACATTGCCAAAGAACCCTAATCTTAAAACAAAAAAATCATCTTCTCTTAAGGTTACTGGATTTTAATTACTATATTGAAGGATGAGAACTTGCAATATTTGCAATCAATCCTTTCCTGATACTGAATTTCCATCTGCTGGAATAAAAAAAGGTAAAAGATACAGACGTAGACAATGCTCTAAATGTTACGGTAAAAAGAAAAGACACCGTAGATACGTCAATCAAAGATGGCTTAGAGAACTAAAAGAAAAAATGGCTTGTGAGTCCTGTGGATATTCTAAAGAAACACATCCAAAGTTTTGCACTCAAGCTCTTGAGTTTCACCATTTTGAAAAGAATAAAGATTTTGAAGTAAGTAATGGCGTACACAGGGGAATGGCCGTAAAGAAAATACAAAAAGAAATAGAGAAGTGTAAAGTGCTATGCTCTAGATGTCACGTTGAAGAACATTACTCTTCGTGATCAATCAACTCATCTAAAATTTTAATTAGATTCTTACAAGACTTGTTTACCTCGTCTTGTTTTTTATCCATTAAACTTTCATAAATTTCATCAGTAGTATCGTTAAGCAACTTAGTAATGAAGTTAACGTATGTAGTGTGGTGTTTCATTGTTTTAAATCTTCTGAGTATAAAAACTCATCTCCTAATTTCTTATCTATTGTCTTAATAGTTCTATATATTTCTATACTTCTTTTTTTAACCTCCTCTTTTTCTGCCTTTGTAGAATCTATTCCTAAGTGAGCATACAAACTACAGTCAATCTCCAACAACTTATCTATCTTATCCTTATCAGTCCAAGTCTTGAACTTTAAAATATTTTCTATGTCTTCAAATTTATACCTCATAATAAGCCTTGTTTTTTTTCTCGTACCTATAATAAGCCTCCAAGTCATTGGGACTTAAATTAGCCCAATTATACACTTCGTTTTCGTACATCTTTTCTTTTAACACTTCTTCAAAATTGTTTCTTTTTCTATCCACTACATCATCCCACAACTTCAAGTATTGAATATACTTATTTTTTTTCTTTGTAGGCTCGTAATTAGAAACTACTTTTTGGTAATTTAATTCTAATTTATCTGCTACCTCTGGCAATGTGTAACCAGACATTATTAATTGATTTACTAATTCGTTGTCAAATTTCATTTAAATTTAATTTTAAGTTGATTAAGTCTAAGTATTCATCACTATCTATTTCCCTAATATCAGTGAATGAATATAAATTCTTATGTAGCTTAACACAATCCACTGAAAAAAAAATAGCATTTGGTTTGTGTATCACCCCACCATAAGTAGTGGTCTTGTTAGGGTCAAGGTTGTCTAGCTTCTTATTAATTAGTTTAGCAATAGCCATAGATTCTACCATAGAAAAGCTCTCTTGTAGCTTGTCAATGAAACCCTCGTCAACATCAAATATTTTATCCTCTATATACTTCTGTTTCAAAACCGTAGCCATTTAACTCTTTTAATCTATATTCTTGTAATTTAGATAACTTTCCTTTTTCTGTTTTAATCTCTGAAAATAAAACATTAGAGTCTTTTGGTATAGCAATTAAATCAGGTATGCCATTTTTATTAGTCTTAATTAGTTTAAGAACATAATACCCTTCTGCCTCAAGTTGCTTTATTCTCTTTGATTGTATTGCGCTTTCTTTCACGATATAACATTCTAACCTTAGAACCCAATCTAAAATCATTTGGGTTCTTCTTCACTAATAATTCAAGTTGCTTGTCAAGGTTCATTGTTATAAATTTAGTGAATTATATTTATTTAGTTCGTAAAAATATTTAGTAATTTTCTTGTTATTGTCGAATTCTGTTCTATAAGGAGCAAACTTCGGAACAATTTCAGAAGTAATAATCTCCGACTTTAAATCGTTTAGATCATACATATAAATACCCGAAGAGTCTTTAACCAGGTAAAAGGGTTTCTTATTTATGGCTTCACCAACCATTAATAAATTATAAAACTTATCTACTTGTATATAGTGAGTATCATAAACAACATCCCTAATCTTAATCTCTATTATAGAGATGTCATTGTATGCATCAAACACTTGATATTCATTCTCAGTTGGTTTTAACCCCCTATTGTAGTTTTTATTCAACTCTTTAATTAATTCAAGCTCTTTGTTTTTCATTTCCACTGGTTTCTACCAACTAACATTCCAATAATGCCATAGTTAGCTATATCAATAAATGTATCTTCTTGACTCTCACCAGGAACATAAGCCTTGCCATTCTTAATTAAGTTCTTTAACCTGCTTATCTTATCAGTTAATCTAATTGATAAACCTGTTAAAGCAAACTTTTTATCTTCTGACTTTTTCAAATCACCCCCCAAGGCAATATTATTCAAACCATAATCCATTTGCTTTCTCGCAAACAACTCATACATCTCTTGCTGTATGTCTTTGAACTCCTTAGATAACTCAGGATATTCTTTTTCAAACGTCTCTATTTCTGTCATTTTTATATTTGTTTATTGGTATTTTATATTTATTATCTATTTTTAGTAAATCTATTATTTGATGACAAGCCTTTGTGCTTTTAATGTAATATTCTTTTTTCGATAATTCAGGATTATTTATTTTATGCATTTCATCAACCCTGCAAACATCTGGCCTATTGTCATATATAGAGCATTGGTTTTCTTCGTCTAAATGAATACATCCTCCATCGCCTCTGTCTGGTAAATAACCTGACTTACCAGCAATCATACAACAAGCTCCGCATCCTGAACACAAAAACTCTGTCATTTTGTTTTGTTTTTGTAACTTAAGTAAGCTCCTTCAATATTAAATCCACTCCCACATTTAGTACAGTCTCCTTGGAAGTAGTTAACATATTCTTCTCTTGGTATGCAGTACCAGTTATTATTATAAGGGTTGAAATGATATATTAAGTTAAATTGCTGCATCCTTTTTGTAAGTTTTCAATAGCCCATAATGGCTGTAGGTTAGTGTAATGACATAGATCGTATGTTTCTTCTTCTGTATAAGCTAATGCTAATGGCTTAATGTGATCTATATGCCACTCACCGTAATTATCCCAGCTCATTCCTTCTCTAAATTGATTGCTAATGTGTTTTCTGACCTCATCAAAACTACATCCTAATATGTCTGTAGTCTTACCCATCTTATCAACAATACTTTTTCTTATTCTACCCCTTAAATTTAGTTTCATCTTGTACAAAGGGTCGTTGTCTCTTCTGTTTTTTTCCCTTTTATTTATATCAGCTCTATGTTTCTTAGCGTAATCGGAATTGTAAGCAGAAATATGTTCTTTATTATTAAGTCTCCACTCTTTAATAGCTGACGTTTTAGCATCTCTATGATTTTCCTTATTCCTTTCGTAATGCATACGCAAGTACTCTTTCTGTTTTTCTTTGTCTTTATATGGCATAATCTCTTTTAAAATGTCTTAGTGTGTAATCTTTCTTTCCATTAACAGCTTTGTATATCATCTTCTCAATACCTTTCTCGGAAAATATCCAGTAGATGTTATTATGCATTCGCTCCTTTGTAGTCATACGATCTCGACTCTGCCAATAACTAGTAGCACTAAAGTCAATATTGTAATAAACCAAGAAGTCTGCTTTTCGTAATGATATTCCCTCTCTACCACTCACAATCTGTAGAGCAATATTCTTATCTGTGCTGTCAAACTCCTCAAGTGTAGTACATAAACTATCACCAAACACTTCCCTTAATGCTATTAACTCAGCTTGAAACTTATAAAAGATTCCTATCTTCTGACCATCAAACTTTTCCTTAATAAAATTAGCCTTACTTAAGTCAAGCACAACTCTTTTTCCACTCTCAAACTTCACCGTTCCACTATACATCTGATGCATCTTAGTCATTAGCTTAACAGCAGTATCGCCAAGTATATACTCTCCATCTATCTCATAAACTAAATCTTTTCTAAGTACACTAATCATATCTGTAACCTCTTGACTAATAGGAACCAATAACACCTTCTCATTAATAGTAGACTTAAAACCAGCCTCCTTTTGACTATATGAAATAGTATAAGGCTTCATCTCTTCTATAATCTCAGTAAGCCCATTGCTATAGTCGTTTATGTTATATCCATTGATCTTTTTCTGCACTACCCTTACATACTCCCCAGCAAACTTATAAAAGCTTCTGTATTTACTAAAAGGATTTCCAGGCACACCATACACCTGGTGATACATTTGAGAAAAACTCTCCGGAGTAGGAGTCCCTGACATTAAAATGACATATGGTTGATGGTCTTGTATTAATTCTTTTACAGTCTTAGCTCTTTTGCTAGGCTTCGGAAAAGCTCCCATTGAATGAGCTTCGTCACAAATAATGACATCCCACTTTATGTCCGGTATCTTGTGAATGCTTTCATAATTAATAGTAAACATTGTAAAATTAACAGGACACATTTTATCATAATCACTAGAGATAGAGCTTATAGCTTTTTTCTTAGTGATGAATAATACGTTTTCAACTTTTAACTTTTCACATATACCCAAAGAAGTTAAGGTTTTGCCTGTTCTAACCTCCATAGATAAGTAAAGTAGCTTTTTGTTTTTAAGCACTTTTAAACCCTTTTCAATGATATTTAACTGATAATCTCTAAATTTCATAGCAATTTTTGTATTTTAACACATTTCTCATAATCTTCAATGTCTGTAAAATATTCCAACATTAATTCAATCATTTCCTTATCATCAGGATATAACGGATCGTGAGCAAATAATACATCTACATTAACCACACCTAAATCCATTTCCTCTAAAACTTCCTCTATTCCCATACCATCAACCACCATTTTGTAAGTGTTGGTAAAAGCAATATGTAATCTTTGTGGATCTAACTGTATCATATGCTTAATGTTCCATTGGTTTCTAACTCGTGCTTACTCCTTATTCTAATCCATTTTCCAGTCATATCTTTACCCTCTTCGGGTTTTACACCTGTCTTAAAAACAGCATAAGAATTTAGCCATTGATAAAATTTAATTCTCGAAACAGTCATTTTTGCTTTTGGGGCAAAGTCTGGATTCTCTGATATAAAATCAAGATACAACTCCTGCTTATAAACTTTAAAACCTTTATCAAAGTCTTCGTTTAAACTCTTACCATCCAATAATCCAACCCACTCTATAAATTCATAACAAGTCTCAGCAGATAATTGACGTATTTTAAGATTAACAAATGAACTTTTTACCAATCCCTTATTCATATAATACTGTAGACAGTAAATCATATAATTATCAAAACTACACCACTCATTATCGGTCCACTCACCAAACATTAACTTGCCAAACTCATCGTAAGGAGTAAATGACTTATTGTAGTATTGATTTAATTCTAACTCCCACTTTCTTCTTTCAAAAGAATTACCCTTTCCTTTTATAGCGTAGTTAGTAGTAATAGCAACTTTTGGTGACTTTTTAAAAGGAATCTTAATAGCATCCTTGTTTTTCTTCTCTAAAGTCAATCCTTCTGTAATCACACTAAATAATCTCTCAAAGTCAAAGTGTTTTTTTACATCATCAAAACAAAGTATCTGAGTGTCAGCAGAAACTAATTGATAGGCAAAAGACTTTTGGAAATCAAAACCCTTTCCATCTATAACTACTAACTTCTTCATATGTTGTAGGGCATTCATAAACAAACCCTTACCTGTTCCTCCTTCTGGATTATCACTAATCACCTCATCATTTAATATCACTGCTGGGCAGTAAGATAAATTCTTATATCCGTGCATTAAATAACCTATTGTGCTTTCAGTAGATTCTATTCTCTTTTGGTTTTTAGCACAAATATTAGATATAAACTGTTTGTAATCACATTCTATTGATTCACACTCTTTAAAATCTCTATCTATAACGTGATCCTTCCAAACATAACCACCTAAATCAATATAATCAATAGGTGTTACAGTGTCATTAGTAATTTTAACTGCACAATTTTTATAATATATGTAAGACTCATTTTTAGTATCCTCAATAAAGAAAACATTTATTGAATCTAATAATGTCAAAAACTCTTCCCTAAAATATTTAGTATGTTCTGCAAAATAATTGTATATCTCTATGTCGTCTATGGTAAGTAAGTGAGTAAGTATAAAGTCTTTGATTTGTTTCTCAGATGCGTGATCAATTAAATTGTTAGTGACCTTTACAAAAACATAATTCTTACTTCCTTCAGGATTGTACTTGTAAAAACCATTATCTTCTAAAAACATTTTAAACTTTACGTGAAATATTTTAATAACACCCTTTTTACTTTTGGTCCAAAACTTGTTATCAAAACTCTCTTCCTCAACTCTATCAATTACACTATCTAAAACTTTCTCATCTACTTCGTCAAAGTATTTCTTGATATCAGTCTTTGATTTGCCTTTTAAAATATTTGACTTAATCTGGTTTATCTTCTCAGAATCCTCATAAACTCTTGTTCCAAAATTAGATAAGTTGGCATAAGCAGAGTCAATAGTTTTTTTAATCTCGTTTATAGTAAAGTCTTGTGACTGAAACCCATTCAATACATACTCAGCAAGAGATTTCTCTATACCAAAGTCATTAAATGATGATGCCAATATAAAAGCATTTTGATTTCTTTGACCTTCATTCATTGGGTATTTTTTCTCCCACCACTTTACTAAAATCTCTACAATCTTAGTTTGATCCGTAATAGGGATTGTGACTTCTTTATTCTCCATAACTATTGGAGTGTCAGTAATTTTATCCCAAATCAATGAGTCTTCATTGATGTGTATTAAAGGGTCGTAGCTCTCGTAACAAACCCTTGATATGTTTTTAGATGTGCTGTCAAAAAACTCTGAATCAAAATATTGCTGTAGAGCCATAAAATATTTAACGTGGTTATCAACATCAGCAGGGACCTTGATTAAAACCTTAAGGCCCTTGCCGGATGGTGATATGAAAACACAATAAACAAACTCATCACTAATTAACTCTTCTCTATGTTGGTGTAATTTCTTTTGGGTATCGTACTTGTCGAAGTCTAAACATATCAAACCACTATGCTCCAAAATGGAATCATCGTTTCTTTTGTTAAACTTTCCACTAAAACATATAGCAGGTAACTCTTGCTTTAGTTCATTAATTCTTTTTTTGTCTTTTTCTGTTCTAATCCTCTTAATAAGATCTTCTGAAGTCCCATTACTTATTCTTTCTATAATGTCTTTAACAGGTAGGTGAAAAGGTTGGGTGGTATCCTTTATGTTTTTAAATATGGTGATGTATGACATACTATGACGATTTTAAAATTCTTAACTTACTGATTTATAGCTTCTTTATACTATTTATGACGTAAATGACGACTTCTATAAGAAAAAATAATAAAAAAAATAAAGTAGTATACCCAATTATATTTATTATAAATAATTCTAAAAAAGTCGTCATAGTCGTCATATTAGTTTTAGAATGTAACTTCCTCAGTTTTCTTGGTAGGTTCAAACGTGTCTAGTTCAACGTATTTCTTTCCAGACTTTGAGGTGTTAACATTTAAGTTAACCCATCCATTTTTGTTGTTATCCTTAAGGAACACTATCGCATCCTCAACTTTAACAGACATTGATCCAACAACCCAGTCAGGTTGATTATCTCGGGTTTTAAAAATAAACCCATCAGCAAACACTTTTTCTTTGCTCATAACTATATATATTTAAATTAATGTCTACAAATTAACTAGTGTAGACTTCTAGTGTAACTCTTCATAAATGAAGAACTCTTCTATATTCTCAGTGGAATCTTCACTGAAAAAATTATTGTAAATACCCAATGCCTTCTCCACCTTATCTTCTCCGCTGTCAATAAAGTCTTGTGTGGGCTCAAATATTCCAAGCATCTTATTTACTTTATCTATGGCATAAAAGACTACAGGTACTCCAAATAACTTTTGGTATATGTAAGCTTGACTATCGTAATTATACTTCTTTGCAGAATACTTAAACTTAGATATATCAGACGTTGTTTTGATATCTATAATTCTATCTGGATGAAGTATATCAGCTTTTCCCTTCCACATAGCTCCTTGTATTTCTCTAATTGCAGGCACTTCGTATCGGTTCTTGCTATTGTATATGGCTTCATAAAAACTTAAATTGCTTTTCATTATCTCCACCAACTCATCCAAGTGATCAGCTTCCTGTTGTAATAACGCAATAGATAAACCTGTTTCCTTTAATTGATCTTTATAGTTCTTAGTGTTTCTACTAGTAGAGTCAATAATCACAAAATCATCTAACTTATGAGGCTCTAACATAGATACGTGAAAGTATCTACCTTGAACCATAGCTTTAGTTTCCTTAGACTGCTTTCTAAAGTTTCTAGGGTCATTTAACAGACTGTAAATATCTGAATTAGATAAGAACTGTCTGCCAAAATCTCCATAGTAATCTTTGTCTTCTTGTAGCTTAAGGAGAGTTTCCTTAACATCAAACATAAGTCTTGATAGTTTTAATTGCTTTTGCAGATAAAATATACTTCTTCTTTAATCTGTCTACTACTCCATCAAAACCTAAGTGCTTATTGTCTACAACATACTTCAAACAATCTTCCCACTTATCATCACTAATATCTAACTTAGCTTTTTCAGTATATGTTGTCTTGTGATCATTGGTATTGTCTGGGTCATTAGTATCATCTATTAATAATAAACCATTTAAGGCATATTTTCTAGAATAAGAACTACTGCTACCAAAACTCTGAGCAATATCCATTCCCTTTCTAGATGGATCAACACCTGCACACGCAGTAACTGAAACACTTTGATCTGACTTATTATCCATTATAGTAGCAGTTGTTACTATAGTTACAATACCACCACACTCATTAATTGAGTCTGATAAAGTAATAGACGCATTGTGCTTTTTAAGTATAGGCTTTAAGGCCTCAAGTATGTCCTCGCAAGAACGATACTTGTATTTACCAAAACTATTGTATTGGTTCTTTGGAGCTTTCAACTCCGATTGGATTTTCATTAACTTTTCCATTGATTTGATTTAATTGTTTATGTAATTTACTGTACTTACTTAGTACCTTCTCTTTTCGTGTTTTGTAGAAAAGTAAAGACTTTCGATTGTTATCTTGGTAACAATTCCTAATTTTTATAAATAAACTGTCTAGTTCAACCTCACACTCATTCATTAAGACATTTAATCGACCCACAACCCAACCCTTCTCTAAAAAGACATCGTACTCATCATCTGCTATCTCATCGTAGTATGGAGAGAAAGACTTAACAATAGTAAAATTATCTTTTTCTTTATTTATCTTAACGCCCTTATGAATAACAGCTTTTTCATATTTGCTGTTGTCCATATATATAGTTGTTTTTATTGATTTGGCTTGACTCCAAACCTCTTCTAGACTGAACATTTTAATTCTTTTATAAGATCTCTTAAATCGCTATCTACTCTCATTTCATTTCTAATCTTATCTTGTCCGTATAAAATATTAGAATGAGCCATCTTGTGATTATGCTCACTAAAAATGTAATCCTGTATATAACAAGGTCTTATATTTCTATCCTTACATAGATAGAAGTAAATCTGCCTAGCATCAATGTGATTTCTCTTTTTTGATTTGTTAAATAGACTGTCGACTGGTACTTGGAGCTTCTCCACTACCACCTTCTCTATTTTCTGAAGTGCTTCTTCTTTCGTCATTTGATTGATAATATTCATAGTCATAAAAATCCTGACTATTTATTGTTATTAAATTATAATATTCTCTTTTACTGTAACCCATTTCAGGTCGCTAATATAATATTTGTCTATGTAATATCCAAATTTAGTCAGATAAATTATCCCATAAAAGTTGTAACTCTCTGATTTTTATATAGTTAGGATTATCTTTTAATTTTTCTTTTAAAATTGACTCAGAAATCCAATTTACTTTTAATCCCTTCATTGTGGTATCGCTTTCGTATTCCATTTTTCTATAGTTTGTTCATTAGTTGAATCGTCAATATAATAAATATATCCATTCAATTCAACATATAAACTATCTTTTGATCTTATGTCTATTTTCATAATCCCCATTGTTTTGCTATTGCCTGGGCAATTCCAGGAAATGTTTTACTTCTTAATTTACTTCTTTCTTGTTTTGGTAGTTTCCAGGCATCAGCATACCAACTAGGCATACTTTTACCACTTTTAAATTTTTGTCTTTCAGGAGGTTTAACTATATTGGTTGGTTCTAGGCTTTTTAAACCTTTTAACCATAAACAAGTTTTCTTCTCAAAAGGATCACCAAATTCATAAGGTTGAATAATTTGATTAGGCTTTCTCCACTCTGTACTCATTATCCCTACAGGGTTTTCAATAGCTATCTTATCGCAATTTGCATTGGCAAACATCATAAAAAACTTAATTGCTTCTTTTCTTTCTTGATGTCTTTTAATTGCTTTGTCTCCATATCTTTCAATATTGAACCACCTGTTTCCTGTGACTGTTAAATAAGTGCAAGGAGGAAACGCAATAATTATATCCCATTTTTCTTTCAATAATTTAGTGACATCTTCTTGTATGTGCCATTCAGGATGACCTCCACTGCATTCTAATATGTCACAACTATACGACTCGTGACCTAACTTCCTAAATTCTTTTGTTACTGCTTGGCTTTCTTCACAAGCTACTAATATTTTCATAATTTATGTTTTAACTGTTAAAAAGTGGTCAGAAAGTGTTCGGACTGTAAAAAACTGCATAAATAGTTTGGGTTAGCCCAAACCACCCCCAACAAACCAAACTTCATTTTGTTATTAATTTATCATCTTTATACTCGTCATACTTTCTGTCTTCATCTTCATACTCCTCTTCTGGAAGTAGTAAAAACTCTAATTCATCAATGACTTCTTTTATTAAGTCATCACTTACATAAACCTCAAGCGTAGAAGTGTATCCTGCAATATAATCACCTACCAACACATCAATTATGTCGTCCTTTTTTATAAAGATATTTTCTTCTTCTACTATCCTACCTACACTTTCATCCTTTAATACATATATTGGATACCCATCGGCAGACCTCGAGCTATATAAACTTACATCGGTTAAGTCTGTATATTCGTTTCTTATTATTACGTTAGCTATTTCTTTTTCCATTTTAATTTTCTCTTGGTTCTGTGTGTTCTCCACAATCGGAGCAAATATCTGTCCATTTGATTTCTGCTCCACAACATTCTGATTCTTCCATT